CTAGTTAAAGAACTAGAGCCAGGTTTGAATGCTTTATTTGGCCTGGAGTACAAAAGATACGAGAATCAGCACTTAGAGATCTATGACGTTGAAAATTCAGACAGAGCTTTTGAAGAAGAAGTAATGTTATCTGGATTTGCAAACGCATCAGTTAAACCGGAAGGTTCTGGTGTAGTTTTTGACAACGCTCAAGAAACTTATACTGCTAGATACACTCACGAAACAATTGCTTTAGCGTTCGCGATCACTGAAGAAGCGATCGAGGACAACTTGTATGATAGAATTGCTACTAGATACACAAAAGCGTTAGCTAGATCTATGGCAAACACTAAACAAGTTAAAGCGGCAGCCGTGTTAAACAATGCGTTTAATACTAACTTCCTAGGTGGAGACGGTGTAGAACTTTGTTCTGCTGTTCACCCTACGATTGCTGGGACTTACTCAAATGAGTTAGGCACTTCTGCTGACTTAAATGAGACTTCATTAGAACAGTCGCTAATTGACATTGCGGCTTTCACTGATGAAAGAGGTCTAAAAATTGCAGCTAAAGGTATGAAATTAATCATCCCTTCTGAGCTTCAATTCACAGCTGAGAGATTGATGAAATCTCAAGGAAGAGTTGGTACAGCTGACAATGATATTAACGCTATCGGTTCAATGGGAATGATCCCACAAGGTTATGTAGTAAACAACTACTTAACTGATACTGATGCGTTCTTCATCAAAACAGACGTGCCTAACGGTATGAAAATGTTCAACAGAGCACCTCTAAAAACTGCAATGGAAGGTGACTTTGACACTGGTAACGTGAGATACAAAGCAAGAGAGAGATATTCATTTGGTTTCTCTGATGCTAGAGGTATCTTCGGATCTCCAGGAGCATAATAAACAATTAAACAAAAAAGGGGGCTTCACGGCCCCCTTTTTTTATGATAAAAGGTGTATATGAAAACTTTCCTTGTAACTATTTGGGCTTATGATCATTACGCAAAATTTAAAGTTTTGAGTAAAGATAATGCTGAAGCTCTTGAAAATGCTATACTTGACAAACTAGGAGAAAAAAGTATAGAATGGGAATATCTTGGAAGCAATTATGCTGATGAGATAAATAGAATAACCTATGAGGAGGTTATAAATGACGATGCAACAACATCTGCAGGATCTATACAAACAGAAAAAGTCACTGGATCTACAATGGGAGCAGGAGCATCTTAACGAGGGTAGATATACTCTCAATATGGTCAAAATAGACCATAAGGTAAGAGAAGTTATTAGTCATATTAAGATGGCAGAAGCTAAAAAAGCTCATCTTGATAATAAGATTAATGAAGTCGCTCCCCAAGTTTCTGTAGCAACTTAAAAAAAGCTACATTGTTGGAAAAATCCAATCTTTACCGTAGGCCCTCTTGCACTCTACTCAAATCTAATATATAAATTCATTACTATACATATATTTAGAATGCTGACGCGTATAGTCGACGGCCTAGAGACGGTATTCTATAAACTAGGAGGACAATACTATGGCAAATAAAACAACTTTCACTGGATTCGTTAGATCGAACGGTGGAGACAATTCAAGAACAACTTATGCTGGTTCTGTACCTATGCAGGCTCAATTTTATTTTGACCCTACTGCTGCTGCAGGAACTGATGTACAAGTATCATCAACTGATACAAGTAAAGTTATTCTTCCAAAAAATTCAGTAATCACTGGAATCACTTTTAATGGTGCAGCAACTGGTGGTACTAACCCAACTATTGATATGGGTTATACTGATTATGATGGTGGAACAGACTTTGTAGATATTGATGGTCTATTAAATGAAGCAGATGCTGATGGTGGTATCGCAACTGTATGGGGCGGTGACGCTACTTCAGGTGCTTCTTTAGGAAACATCGCTTTACCTGCTACTGAGATTATTAAAATCGTTGGTGGTCAAGGTGCTTCACTAGCTACAGGTGGAAATATTACTGGAATCATTTACTACTATGTAAAAGATGACGGTAAAGAATCTGTATAATAAATAATTAATGGAGCACCTTCGGGTGCTCCTAAAATTTAGGAGATAAAATTTATGAGTATGAAATCAGATGTAAAACCAATTGTGTTAAGTGCAAATGGTGTTGCGTTTACTGGTAGAACTAGATTAAGAGGTTATGCTTTACAATCTAATACTACAACTGGAGGAACAGCAGGAACTGCTACTATCAATACTTTAACAAATCCTACAACTGTTAGTTCAGCAACAGATTCAGGAGTATATATTCCTTTAACTGTACCACCTGGACAAACAGAAACTTTAAACATTCCAGAAGATGGAGTTTTATATGTTGATGGTGTAGGTGCAACTTCAGTAACTAACGCAAGTTTAATTTTGTTTATAGATAAGTAGGAGGCTAAATGGCTACCTCTGGAACAACATCATTCGATTTAGAAATCGATGACATTATAGAAGAAGCTTTAGAGAGAGCTGGCGTAGGTGGAACAAGAACTGGTTATCACTTAAGAAGCGCTAGACGATCTTTAAATATTTTATTTTCTGAATGGGGAAACAGAGGTGTACATTTATGGAAAGTTAAACAAGCAACTATTCCACTAGTATTAGGTCAAGCAGAATATAATTATGCAAATGACAATGCAAATTTTCCAACAGATATTAATGATGTATTAGAAGCATATATCAGAAACAACACTACTCCAACTGCGCCGGTTGATACTTCTTTAACAAAAATAGACAGATCAACTTATGCAGCATTACCTAATAAGCTAGCTCAAGGAACACCTTCACAATATTATGTACAAAGAACTGTAAATCCAAGTGTATTTTTATACATCACACCTGGATCAAGTTTTTCTGGAGCAAATTATCAATTAAAATTTTATTACATTGCAAGAATAGAAGATGCTGGTGCATATACAAACACAGCAGATGTAGCATATAGATTTATACCTTGTATGACTTCTGGTCTTGCATATTATTTATCAATCAAACATTCTCCTGAAAGAACAGAAGGATTAAGATTGTTATACGAAGATGAATTAAAAAGAGCATTAGATGAAGATGGACAAAGAACATCTTTATATATTTCACCACAAACATTTTTTGGAGATGGAGTATAATGTCTGGATTTGCTAAAGGTAAAAGAGCATTAGCTATTTCTGATAGATCAGGACAACAGTTTCCTTATAGAGAAATGGTTAAAGAATGGAATAATTCTTTTGTTCATTATTCTGAATACGAAAGAAAACATCCACAATTAGAACCAAAGCCACACGGAGCTGATCCACAAGGACTAAGAAACGCTAGACCTGCAAGAACAGAACCAGCAGTTGCTAGAGTTTTAAATTTAAACCCATTAATTTTAACTTCAGGTTCTTCTACAGTATCTGTTTATGAAGATAATCACGGAAGATCAACAGGAGATATTGTTGTATTTAGAAATGGAACGGGGTTGTATGGAATTCAAGCTAGTGATATAAATGATTCAAACGGTCATACAATAACTGTAACTGGAACAGATAATTATACTTGGGAAGCTGCAACTACAGCAACTCAAGCAGCTAGAATAGGAGGCGGTGAAATATCGGCAGGTCCGGTAACTTTAACACCATAATATGAATTACGGAGAACTACAAACACAGATAAGAAACTATACTGAAGTTGATAGTAATGGTCTAAGTGATTCTACACTAGATCAAATAACTAAAAATACTGAAAATAGAATTTATAGAGAATTACAAATTGATGCATTTAGAGCTTATGCTACAGCTGCAATGACATCTGGCAATAGATATGTATCAACACCAACTAATTTAAGAAATATTAGATATGTTCAAATAACAGATTCTAGTAATGAACAAACTTTTTTAGAACAAAAGGATACTAGTTTTATGGCTGAGTATGATCCTACTCCATCTACTAGTTATGGTACCCCAAAATATTATGCAAACTGGGATAACGATACTTGGGGAGTAGCACCTACTCCAGCAGATAATTTTAATGTGACGATTGCTTATTATGTACAACCAGCAACGATTACAAGTACAACTTCAGCTACAAGTTATGTTTCCACATTTGCTGAAGATATGTTATTATATGGATGTCTAGCAGAGACATATAAATACTTGAAAGGTCCTGCAGATATGATACAACTATACGAACAATCTTATCAAACAGCTAAACAGTCGTTTGGTGTAGAACAAACAGGTCGTAGAAGAAGAGATGAGTATACCGATGGCGTCGTGAGGGTTCCTTTACCTTCAGTCGATCCATCAAAATAGGAGGATAAATGGCAAACATAGTACCTGATAGTTTTAAACAAGAACTGTTTCTAGGAACTCACAATTTCAGCACTTCAGCTGGTGATACATTTCATTTAGCATTGTACACTACTGTAACTGGATTTTCTCAAGCAGGAACAACCGTATACACTACAGATAACGAAGCTAGTGGAACTGGTTACACTGCTGCGGGAGCTGCATTAACTAATACATCAGTTAGTGTTGCGGATAACGTTGCCTTTGTTGACTTCAGTGATTTAACTTTTCAAACAGCTACAATCACTGCATCCGCTGCTTTAATCTACAACACTTCACAAGCAAACAAAGCAGTTGTGGTGTTAGATTTTGGTGGAGACAAAACTTCAACAAACGGCGATTTTACAATTCAGTTTCCAGACGCAAACTCTACAAGTGCGATTTTGAGAATATCGTAGTACAGTTTGCCATAATAAAAAATTATGGCTACACCTTGGGGTTTAAACACTTGGAGTAATGGAGTATGGGGTGGCGGGATAGATGTATCTACTTCAGTCACAGGAAACTCTTTAACTATTTTATCACCATCTACTAATGGATGGGGAATAGATTTTTATGGTGCAGATGCTTGGGGTGGTATTGGTCCACAAGTAAATGTATTAGCAAACGCTGGTGTTCAACCAACTGGAAATGAATTATTATTAGAATTAGGAAATTTAACTTTTGCAGGAATAGGAAATATTACTGTAACTGGAAATCAATTATCTTTAACTTTAGATAATGCAACTGTTGTTGCAGATAATAATATTCAAGCTACTACAAATTTATTACAAGCTCTTATTCAATCACCAAGTATATCTGCAGATTCATTTACAGAAGCAGTTACTGGTGTTCAGTTAAATTCTACAACTGGATCTGTTAATTTTAAGCTCGATGCTCAATTTACTCCTACAGGATCAGAATTAACTATTGGAACCACACAACCAACCGTAGCTCTTCCAACTATTGTAAGATTAGATCCTGGCCCGTCAGTT